TTTGATTATGCTGCTGATCTGATCTGTTGTTTTGTAAAGTGGGGCGGCGGTTTGGATATAAAAAGCCTCAAAGGTTTAAGGGCTTTGTTGCAGTTGTTACAAACTGGACTAACAATTGATGTAAATGATATAGTACACAGTCTAACTGATATTATAAATAATATTTTTAGAGGTCTTTTAACTCATAATTTGGTTGGTTTGGTAAATCAAATAATGCAACGTTTAGTGGATCCTATTAAAAAATGGATTAATAATCCAGATCCAAGATGGCAAAAGATTTTTACGTGTACTCCAGTAGATGAACTAATAAATACTTATGTAGTTTATGCGTTAGAATGGGTGAACGAATGGCTTGTTAGTTTAGTACAGAATTGGTATAAAGAAATAGAAATTAACAGGCTTAAGGGTGATTTTAAACTAGATTTATTTGGCGAACAAAAAAACATTGCTATCTTTATAAAATTGTTAGATACTATTATAGCATCCATTGAGAAATCGGCTATTTGTGGAACAGAATCATCCCCCACCGGTGAAGAAGTACAGAGATTGATGAATGCTTATGGAATAGGTCCTACTGAGTCATATAAATATATGGAAGAAGAAAATCCAAATATATATAATAGTTTTAACGTGAAAACGTCCGAAGAAATAGAAACGGTTGAGAATATTGATGCTCAAACTTTAGGCGGTAAATCTGTTGCTAAAACTGATACTCAAGTAAAAACTATGGGAACAGGAATGACAAGACAAAAATTTGACGAGTGTTTAAAAAGATTTGTACCAGGAGATGTAGTTCCAATAACCGAGTGGTTCGAAGAAGCAAAAGCAAAATCCTAGGGAGTTAGTAAATGCATTTATTTTCTATAAGTAGTACTAGTTTATCTGATCAGCCTAAAAAAAGAAAATCAAGAAAACCCATTATAATATCTAAAATGGGATCTGCTGGTGTGGTGTATGGTACTCTCGGTATGACACAGAGCAGAACATCGTTTCAAAAAGCAGAATATAATCTTGGAGAAATCTCTAAGGTTATGGATATCGAAGCATATGTTCGTCAAGCTTTTGGTAAACATGTTGAATTATGTTTGAAAGAAGGTTATAAAATAGCGTCTAGGAATGAGGAAGCCACTCGTTATATACAAATAAGATTAAAGGAAATGGCTGAAGTTTCTGGAATAACGTTTGATATGTTAGTAAGAAGCATAACACAGAATTTAATAGCATATTCAAATGCATTTGTTGTAAAAGCAAGAGATCCTAAGAGATCTATGGGAACACCTATCAATAGAATGTCTGGAGTGTCTTTACCACCTATAGCAGCTTTCTTCCCTCTTGATCCAACATCTATACAAATTAAGAGAGATATGCATGGGAAAGTGTTAAAGTATTTACAGCAAATACCTAATAATCCTACGGCGCCAACATTTAGACCAGAGGATATGGTTCACATTTTTTATGATAGAAAAGAAGGATTTGCTTTTGGTACTCCGTATATAATACCTGTTTTGGATGATATAAGGTCTCTCAGGAGGATGGAAGAGAATATAGAAATGTTGGTAACTCAACACCTCTTCCCTCTATATCAATATATCGTTGGTACTGAAGAAAGTCCAGCTGAGATATATGATGATGGCACCACTGAAGTTGATGTTATTAAAGAACAGATAGAAGATATGCCATCTGAAGGTAGTATAGTTACCCCCGAAAGGCATGAGATTAAGAATTTGGGAGCTGAAGGGAAAGCGCTATCTGCAGAAAAATATTTAGAATATTTCGAAAAAAGGGTTCTTGCTGGTCTTGGTATGTCAGAAATGGCGCTAGGTAGAGGGGGTACGGCCAACAGAAGCACTGCTACTGTAATAGATAAAATGATGCAGGATAGATGTAAGGATTTTCAAGATGTTATAGAGGGATTTATCAATGAATTTATATTAAAGGAACTCTTATATGAGGGTGGTTTCATGATAGATGAAACCGAGGATAACTTTGTAAAACTTAAATTCAAAGAAATAGACATAGATAGTATGCTTAAAGTTGAAAATCATTCTGTATTTAAATATGAACATGATGCTATTGCAGAAACAGAACTTCGTGAACTTCTTGGTCTTGATCCTGTAAGAGAGGACCAAAGAGACGATATGTATTTTGAACGAGTCACAAAACCAAAAGCAATAATATTAGCTGTTGATGAACCTTATACTATGGAAGCGAAGGGTGCATCCATACAAAAGGTATCAAAGGAAGAAAAGAAAAAAAGAGAAGCAACTAATAGGGAAAAACCCACAAACCAACACGGAACTAAACCGGCAAAAACAAGATCAAAAACTGATATATCTGACAATGTAGAAAGAACTTTAGCTCATTTGTGGTATCTTACTCAACTTGATGTTGTAGATTTATTTAATGATATAGATAATTTTAGTGATATTAATTTAGGTATGTTGAAACCTATAGCAAATGTTACTTATAATGATACTTTGTCTAGGTTAGAGGGATTTGAAATAGATCATAACATTTTAGACTCTGGCATTAAAAATGTTTTAAACGATTTAGGTGATTATCTTTGCGCGGTAGCAAAGAAAATAAAAGATAAGAATGAAATTGTATATATGGTTTCTGGAGTTTTTGGAGCTATGAGATATAGATTAAAAGAACTTTCAGAAAAGGTGGCTTAAGGAGGCTATTATGGCAACAGGCGCGCAAGGTGTAAGCTGGACTGGTGGACCATCTAAAGGGCAAAGAGACCCTAAGCAGAAGTACGAGCAAGGTGGAGCAGGCTATTGGAAAAGAGTAGAAGCCGATTTAAAAAAGAGATTTGGTAAAAATGGGGCTAAAAATAAAGCAAAAGGGATTAATAGGGAAAAATAATAGTGGAGGCATAAAATGGCATTAACTGATTCTTTGCCAACCAGATCGACAACGGCTAGGCAAATAGCTTATGATAATACCCTAGATAGGATTAGGATAGAGCTACCGCCTTCAGGTGACCCTGGGGTTGTAGGTGCTGCACAAATTAACCTTGATAATTGGGATGGTGCGCTTCCTACTATATTATCAGACAGGGAAGGAAACGAGATTGAACTTCCTGGTGGAGCTCTTACTACGGTTAGTTATGAATATAATCGAGTAGTTGCTGGTGAGCTTTATAGTGTTAGCCACATAAATCCTTCTCTTCCATCGGCTAGTTCACATGCATATCTTATAGACATGGATCCTAGGTTTAATTTAGGTTTGTTAGCGACTATTAGAGCAGCAGGAGAATTTCATCTTAGGATGTATGAAGGCGCAACTGTTTTAGGAAGTGGGACGCAGGTATGGGCGCAGAATTTTAATAGAACCAAAGCTAGCGGTATTGCAACTAAGTTTTATTATAATACTTGGGTAGATCCAAGTGGAACCGAAATTTTTAAGTGTATTACATCTGATGATACTGCAGGTCTTTCTACTGTAACAAGAGCTGGTTGGATATTAGATCAGTCTAAAAATTATTATGTATTAGAGGTAACTAATAGGTCTGGAACAAACGCTGCTTCCTCGATTGAATTTGCATGTATCGAGCAAGGAGTATAAAGGAGTTTGTTATGAGTAAACAATTAGAATTAATCGATACGTTTCCCGTCAACTTTAAAATAGATAAAGAGAAGGAAACTGTGATGGTTGATTCTTCTGGCGGGATAAAAAAGGATTATTCCCTAATTTGCGAAGTAGATGCTACACATTCTGGTACTCTTATAAATAACAGAATATATCCTCCGCAATCCATGAAAAAGGGAATTAAAACCTGGACTAGTCCATATAAGAAACCTGTTCTTACTAATCATGACGATAGCAGGGATCCCGTAGGAAGAGTTATAAAAGCGAAATATGAAAAGACTCCACTGGGTTTTGAGTCAAGTGATTATTCGCCAATATTAAAGAGAAGTGATGGATATGGTTACCAGCGCCTCACAGTTAAAATAACCGATCCTTCCGCAATACAAAAGATTCTCGATGGTAGGTATGAAACGGTAAGTGTAAGAATGTCTACTAACCATGCATTCTGTTCTATATGTAATACTGACTGGAGTGAGGAAGGACCATGTGATCATATTCCTGGTCAAAGGTATGATAAGAAATTAGCCTATATGACAACTGGAGACCTTTCTTATAGAGAGATTTCTTTTGTTAATATTCCGGCCGATGAGTTTGCTGGGGTGAAAGAAGCAATGATAACAGAAGAAAAGGATTCTAAGAATTCAGTAAAGATGAGCTTATATGCTAATAGCGCTGAGGAGAGAGTTTTGTCGGACCTCAGTTCTGGTGAGGATGTTAATTTATATAATTTATTAGATGAAGGTATTGAGGAGAGTGACGAAGTAGTCTTACATCTTCTTGATAAATCTGGTAAAACAAAAAAATCCCATAAGGAGGAAGACGTGAAAATAGAAGGACTCACTAAAGAACAATTACAAGATCTAAAGATTGTGAAAGAAATGATTGATGAAGCTGTTGTGAAAGTAAAAAGCGAGTATGAAGATAAAGCAAAGAAAGCCAAAGAAGAATGTGAAAAAGCTGTGAAAGATAGTGCAGCAGAGAAAGATAAATTACAAGCTGAGATAAGCGCGCTGAAAGAAACTAAAGATAAAAAAGAAGAAGGCGATTCAGCTGAGGTGAAAGATGAAAGCGAAGAAATAAAAGCTCTTAAGGACGAATTGAAAGAGAAAGAGGATGATAGGAAGAGAATTATGGATGAGAATATAAAGATTAATTCTGAACTCCATAAAATGATGGCCGAGAGGTTGTATGATCTGAAAAAGGTTCTAGTAAAACCTGATGTTGCTGACATCAAGACCCCAGATGCTCGCGATAAAAAGGTTGGAGAACTTGCTCAGAGAAGTGTGGACTCTCTTAAGGATCAAATTGTTGATCTCTTGTTAGAGCACGAACAAATGATTACTACTGGAGTAAAGAGTAGAGATATTTCAAATCCTGGTGCGGCTCAGGTCGATAAAACCAATGAGGTAAAAGACAACGAGCCAAAAGAGAAAGAAACCAAAAAGGAAACTTTGAACAGACTCTTCTCAAAATCTAAGTAGTACTTTAAAAAACTAAAAGGAGGAAATATAAATGGCTAATAGAATTCCAAGAGGTTACGAGCGTAATAGTAACCTGACAAGGCATTATCTAGAGATTTCGCAAGGTGTTCGGCCGGCAATTGTAGCAAGACCGGCTCAATATTTGCCGGTTAAAGTGCAAGACCAATATTTGAATGATTGGGTTGTTATATCGGCTGGTACGATCGTTTCTTGCGATCCTAGTGGTGACCTTATATGGGCCAATGGTGGACAAAATCACACGATAACTTATACAGCAAATGACGTAGGCCTTACTGTTGATATTACTGCTAATGGTAGGGATAGTTATGTTACTGCTGCTGCTACAAGCGCTAGTGGTTTACTTCCGAATAAGCCTATTGGTGTTGCGCCGTACGATTATTTTCAGAACTTAAATCAGGGATATGATAGTGCATCACCTGGTGGATTAACGAAATATACGAATTATCAGATACAAGATAAAGTAGCTATTCTCTGCGATTATCTGATTGAACTTCCTGTAAGAGGAGATACTTCTGCTCCTGGTGCAAACGATTCGTCTGGCGTTATTACATGCGGTGATCTTGTACAGCCGAATGAGAATGGTGCGTTTGTACTTTGGAAAGAACGTGTTTTTGGAAATGACGAATCTTCATGTTCTGGTTATCTCACAAGTTTTGGTAACCCAATTGAACAGATCGTCGGAAGATGTATACATAGAAGTACGGTAAGTGTTGTAGATAATTTAGAGAAAGTGCAAACTGTGCCTGGTCTTGGTCTTTCTGGCTCAGCTACTAGCGGTTATCCACAGCATCTGTACGATTACGATAACGACGCTGCTTACAGCGCGAAAGTACTAATTCAGCTCATGGTATCATAGTTGATATCTGAGTTTACTATATTCTAAAAAGGAGGAAATAAAAAGATGGCAGAAGAAAAAATGGTTATTTCTGATGAACAACTAGAGACCATTACTGCCAAGGTTTCTAAAAGCTTAGTGAAAGAAGATTCTAAATCGGGCACAAAGAAAGATTTTGCAGATGCTAAACTGCAAAGTAAGTATGAAAATGCCTGGAATCTTTGGAATCACAATGGTTATGTAAACCAAGAAGATCAATTTGATCCGAAGAAAAAAGACCAGAAGATCGGTTATTCGGAATTAGTTGATGCTC